GCTCAGAAGGTACGGTGATAACCGTTGCATCAGCAGCAAGAATCGCCTGCGGGACAACCATGTTGAACTTGAGCGCGGAAACACCTGATGGTGTCGGGTAAATCTCAACCTTGCTGTCCGTGCCGTCCGTTCCGTTCCATGCGTAATAGATCGGATTCCCTGTAGGTACAGTTGAGAGTTGCTGTTGATCCATAATCCACTGGATAGGTACGTTTCTGAGCTGGACAAGGTTCGTGGTGTCATTGACCGTTACATCCCTCTGACGAACGCCTGATCCTGTGACGGTGTAGTTGGAGGTTCCTCCGACAGTGTTCAGGGTTACGGTGGTGGCGAGCGAATCCCAATTCCAAGCATCCTCGACTTGGCGCTTGGCGTCGTTGATGTACCGGCCAATCAGCGTGGAGTAGGCATTGGTAGTGACGCTGGCTACGCTGGATTCGCGGAGGCGAGAGAGGACTTCGTTAACACATTCCAAATAGGTCATTGTTGTTGCTCCTGCGTAGTTCCTTCGTCCATGCCCTTATAAGACCTAGCGGCTCCAGATTTAACGTCTTGCATCAGCATATTGGCGAAATTCACACCAGTTCGCTTGCTGTATTCGGCCACATCATTCGCCATCTTCTGCATGTCGATTTTATCAACTCTAGGTTGAACCGCTTTGAACAATAGCGCCGCTTCCTTCGGATCAAGCAGAATGCGCTTCATGTCAGCATCCACCGAATCACTTACTCTGCGGTTAAGAAACTTGCTTGCCAGTGAAGTGAAAGCGTAAAAGTTACTCATCACCGGATTGGTGATTCTGGAAATGATCATCTCAGGCGGCGCACCAACCATTTCTTCAATGCGCGATTTCGGGATCATGCTCAGATTTGGAGACACCGCACTAGGGTCACGTGTAATCCGGTCAGCAACTACTGACAGTTGCTTGATCTTGTCGGCGTAAGTAGGGCCGAACACGCGATTGAAGGCCCGCGACTTCGTTCTGTCGTTAAGCAGTTCAAGTGGCTTACCAGATGAGAGCAGATCGTCAAGCATGAACGACCGGATTGCCTTCAGGTTGTCATGGTTCGCACCATGCTGCTTCATGAACTTCTCAGTGAAGTCTGCTGAACCGTACAGGCTATTCACGATGGACTGCGCGTTCTTGCCTTCAAGTTTAAGAATCCTGTCCTCTGCGGCTTTTACGAACTTGTCGCCCAAAGCAGCCTTTTGGTTCATCAACTCCTTTACGTCGCCGGATGCTTTGACCACACGGTCACGAACATCTGGCAGCATCGACAGAGCATCGTTCTTGTTCTTCAGCCACGCATTCACCCTGGCCGGATCAAGTACGCCATCCTTGACGGCGAAGTTGGTCAAGTCGCTGATGAAAGCCTGTTCAGCCAACTTCTTGCCATTCTCTCCGGTAGCGTCAATGAACTGAGTCAGCGTCGACTTGTTCTTCGTCAGCAAAGGAACTACGTTCTCGTCAAACTTTGCACGACCAATCATGTTGATCGTTTCTTCGTTGAACGGTAGTCCAACCTTTTGCAAGTAGGTCTGGTCTGCGAGTTTGTAGGCAGAAACGAAAGCAGGATCAAGCGTCGAAATGTGCTGATTCACCTTCGACTTCAATTCGTTCAGCAACCTGATTTCAGAGTCAGTCTTGGTCTTACGCAGTTGTGCGTTAACCTCGCGCTTCAGCGAATCCAAGTCCTCAACGGTTGCGCCCTTGAATGCCTCGCCCGTCTGTGATCCAAGTGGCTTTCCAGAAGCATCAACAAGATTCGCCCCTTCAACGGTTTGCGGCTTGAATCTGGATACGATCTTCCCGTAGATCGACGGGAAAGTTTTGAATATGTCGTTAGCCTTCTCGCCTGCAACGAACTGGTAGATGTCTCCAACAGACTCGCTTGGTAGATCAACACCTTTTTGCTTGGCTACATCGAAGGCATTGATGTATAGCGGAGCAACACTCGCCCTTGCTGCGGATTCTGCATCGTCAGTGACTTTGACAACCTGTGCGCCAAACTCAGCAGGATCAACGGTATCAAGGTTACGGCTTGCCTGCGTGATCTGACGGTCAATGGTCGCCTTCTTGCGACCAACCGCGCCGGTTACATCAACGTCTTTCACGTTGGCGGCAAGTACCGTATCAGCGGCAGAAGGCTGACCAAACATTTTTCCCGAACGACCACGCAATGCTTCCTTCGCTGCTTGGAACATTGAGTAATACTGTTCGCGGAATGCGGGGTCTTTTGCCGACAACTGCGCGATGTACTGGTTGATAACCGCGTTGTCCTTCAACACAGAACTGAGCGGAAGTTTCACTCCAGTAGATGCCTGTGCCGCCGCAGCATCCTCAAGCACTTTGACAAAGTTAGGATCAGACGCAGCAGCAGCTACAAACACGTTTTCAATGTGTCGGCCTGCTTCCCTAGCAATCTGGTCATCAGGTGCAACACCAGACAACTGTTGATAGATTTGGCGAACTTTCGGAGCGAGAGCAACGCCAGTTTCCTTCAGCATAGCGGCAGAACGTGGCAGAGAACCTGCGGCAACTGCGCCGGTAACGCCACCCGTCAAAGCACCACCGACACGACCAACCATAGCTCCAGTGTCGCCGCCAATCTTTCGTCCTGCGTATTCACCGGCAGTTCCACCGGCTTCCGCGCCAGTACCGGCAAACAGGTTCTCGGCAACGCGACCTATCGGCTTTGCAATTGGACCCATCATCCCGATTGCCTTGCTTCCAGGTAAAACGTAACTTGTCGGATCAGCGGCTGCTTCAACTCCGGTTGCTAGAATCTTCTGTCCGATGCCTTCAGGTTGAACGCCGGTTCCGCCAAGCATTCCAATGATCCCTTGCTCGGCTTCCTTAACGTATTGCTGCGCTCCGGTTTGCCCTGTTCCGGTGAAAGCCCCCTTGAATGCGCCGTAGACCTTTGACGGGAAACTAGCCACCCCCTTACGGGCGGCTTCGACAAGGTAACTACCTTTTGGCGTATCACCAGCGCCGACTTCTGGCGAGGCGAGTTCATCCAGTTCCGCATCCGTCAGCGGAACATCGCTTTTGTACTTCTGACCTTCAATGAGGTAAGTTGGCATGTCAATCTATCCGCTGAACCTTCTTGCCTGACTTCAGCGTTTTCGTTTCACCAGCTCCCATTCCAGACTTCCCCTCAAACTCAGGGAACGTCAGGAGGGTGTCAAGTGACTCCTTTTTAATCCCTGACATTTCGCCTACTTTTTTCATCCTAGTAAGTGCCGTCTGCCCCTTATTCGCCGCAACCTTCCTTGCAATTTCCAACGTCTTCAACATCTTCTGCTGAGTGTCAATGCTAGGCGTTCCAGTGAATAACGTTGATGTCGCATCAACAATCCCGCCAACCATTGAAGGGTCTGCCCCGGCAGCAACAACTTCAGCCCGCGAGATAGTTCCATCACTGAATGCCCTAGCCAACTGCTGCTTCGCCGCATTGAAAGACGAGTAATTTCCGGTCTTCATTGAGTTCTGCAAAGCAGCAGTTGCCATGTCAGCAGCAGTTACAGTTTCAAGGTGCGGCTTGATTGTTCCCTGAACAGATTGCTCAAACTTCGGAATATCAATGGCATTTTTCTCCCCCGGCATAACTACGGTTGTTCCGCCAGCAGCGCCAGCCTTCTTATGCGAAAGTAACCACTTGTCGTATGATTCAATGTCTGGATTTGCCGCCTTCGCCAAGACATATTCCTTGTACGAATTCGGGTTTTTTTCTTCATCGAACGCAACAAGATCAGCCGGGTTTCTGCTCGTCATGTAGGTTCGCAACGACTCCTGCGTGTATTTGCTCGGATCAATCTTTGCGAACGGACTAGCCTCCGCCCTAGCCTTATGCAACGCTGCCGCAGCCTGGGCATTCTCAAGGCCAATCTTCGCTTCCTCCATCTCCTGCTTCCGCGCCAGCATAATCAACTTCATCGCCGTCTGCTGATCGCCCATCTGTGCGAACTGCGCCGCCTTCGCCTTGAGTCCAACCGAGGTCGACATATCGCCGCCCATGCCCATAATCTCTTGCTGGCGTTTCGCCTGTGCGATAGCCGGATTCTCATAGCCAGCGGCTTCCATCCCCGCACCACCGAGCATTCCACCGGCACGGAACAAAGTCCCTGCGGCACGTTGGAAGGGGTCTTGTTGGGCGTAGGTGTCAGCAGTAGCACCTAGTTGCTGGTTCTGCTGCTGCTGTATCTGCCACGGTTGCGGCCCGAATAGGCTTGAAACGATGTCGGTAGGCATTAGAGTCTCGCCCCTGTAAATGGGTTGAACGCATACTGTTGCTGCTGTTGCTGGTTGTTGTAGTTCTGCACCTGATTAGCCGCACCGCTCAACATATTTCCCCACGGGCTGTACGCATTTGCCTGTTGAGTGGAGTTGTTTGCACTCAAACCACCCTGCATTAAGAGTCCAGCAGCACCGGAGTTCATGTTCATCTTCCCTAGATCAGCGCCGAGCGTCAAAGGCTGTTGCGCCAATCCTTCGATAGTCGTAGCACCTCCAAGAGCGGTCTTGTATGGATCGAATGCAGCGGTTTGCCCTGTGTACATCCCGCGAGTCAGGTCGCCGCCAGTGCCTACCATTCCAGCACCGAACTTGGCGTAGTCCATCCCGCCTTGAGTTGCCTGTGCAGCGAGGCCCAAGTCCTGTTGTCTCTGAGCGTTATACATCGCCTCAAGGCGAGGATTTGCAGCCCCCATCTGTCCGGTTGCTCCGGTAGCCAATCCGTAGGTTCCACGGTTGAACTCGCCGGTAAGCATGTTGCTTGCGTCCCTATCACGACCAGTGGCAAGTAGTGCCTGCTGATCCTGCATGTATTTCATCGCCTGCGCTTGCGGGTCTTGGGCAAGGTACTGGTTGCCAAGCGCCATAGCGCGTTGCCCAGCAGCGCCCATCGGAGCGAACTGAGAAGGGGCGTTCTGGTACTGACTGAGCATCTGATTGGACTGACCCAACAGAGCGTCTTGCTGTGCTTTGGCCCACGGTGCGGCGGAATAGTTAGCTCCGATTACATTGCCTTGAGCATCCTTTTGGAAGTTGGATGCACCGGCAAAGGTAGTCATTCCGTAAGGCTTGAACTTGGCAGCGTCAGCAGCAGTTTGCGCTGTTGCAAGATCGGATTGAGCCTTGATCTTTGCCGCGTCGACAGCAGCGTTCCCGGTTAGCGCACCACCAATAGCACCTAGGCCACCGGAGAGAAGTCGTCCGGCGAGCGAACCTCCAGTATCACCACCAAATAGGCTGTTAATTGCTTTTGTTGCGTTGTAAGCAGTCTTGACTCCACTCAACAATCCGCCGCTACCACCGGCGGCTACCGTTGCATCAGAAGCCAAGTATCCACCAATATCTTGCGGGGAGTATCCTGCATCAAGATAAGCCTGTTGCGCTTCAGCCGGTAGTTTCCCCCACAGCCCCATATCCCTTGCTTGATCTTGAAGCAAGGATGAGCCAATTTGATTCGGCTGATAACCTGCGTCAAGATAAGCCTGCTGCGCCTCGTAGGGAAGACCTTGGAACGCCGACATGTACGATGAATCTTGAGCCAGCGCCGTACCAACATCCAGAGGACTATACCCTGCGGCAAAATATGCGTTCTGCGCTTCCAACGGAAGGCTTGTGAATGCCTCCATTGCAGAAGCAGAATCTATTGGAACATCAAACCAACCCCCCGCTCCGCTAAGTCCAATGGCACCACCTATTGCCTGTAATGGATTCCCGTTTATGATTCCAGATGCTACGTTCATGCCAGCAACAAACGGAGCGAGTGGAGGGAAGACTGCCGCAGCAACTGTTGATATGATTGGGTTACTGACTACTGCATCAACAACGCCTCCAATAGCATCTCCAATGCCGCCTACAATATCACCAACAAAATCCCGCTTTTCCCCGTACCGGAAAGGATCACCAAAAGGAATTTCAAGGTGCGCGCAGTTTCTTTTTACGTCGCTTCTAGTCAGGCGCATCTTTCGCTCCTATGAACAAACCATACGTGGGTATTGGTCGTTCTATCAATGCTGAATCCAATCTTTTCAACAAATGATATGGCGCGCGTATCCCCATGCTTGATAGGTGCATATATCTCGTTAAATAACTTGTGGACTCTAGATAAAATGTTTTGACACTCTCTCAGCAATTTTCGCCCAGATAAAGATTTCTGCGGTGCAAGAATGTGCATCACATTACCCCTGCGAACTGCGTATCCATTTGTAATATCGAATACTGCGTCACACCTTTCAAGATATTCACTAACCTGATGTTCAGTTAAGTTGAATGTATCAAGAACTGATTTTGGGATCACTTTGGATCATCCCTAATAAGCCCCTTGTCAAGAAGCATCTTCAGATGTTCGTTCGTGTTCTTCTTGAATTGCCCGTTCTCAATAAACCCAACCAATCGACCTTGCTTGTCTGCAACCATGTTTCCATCCGCTGAAACATAGTATTTCTCTCCCCTTACTTCTGCTTCTCCATTAGCTACGCTAACCTTTTCGCCAGCTACATCAACCTCTCCGCTGTAGCTGGCTGGAGATTTAGGTTGTTGAGACATCATTCCTTGTTCCATATCAAATCTCCGTCACTTCTTCTTTGCGCGGACGACCTGGCTTACGTTTCAGCACTTCCGCTTCGGCGGCTTGCGGGACTTGGACGGCTTCATCGGCATTGGCATTGGTTTCATGGATCACCTCCTCATAGGATTCATTGGAACGGGTTGAACGAATGTCGTCCTCGTTGGAGAACGACACTACGTTGCCACTTCTGATACACCGGAATTGACTAGCCACCCTGAACCACCGCAGCACTCAGAACAGCAGATGCCGAAGCCGACAGCAGCAGTCGGATACACGCTACAGGGGCTGCATACGTCGCTTCAGACGATGCAGACTTTGCACCAGCCGAGTTGTCGAACCACAGCGTAGGATGCGAACTGGAGCCGTCCTGATAGCTGTGCTGAACCTTGTAGGTTGCTGTTCCGCTCACCAGTGTCACGCCGATACCGATGGCTATAGGCGAGGTGCTTAGATTTGGGCTGATCGTGTTGGAAACGGAGTCGATTGCGTGACCGACACTCAACGTAGTTGCAACCGAACCTGTGTGCGCTACCGCACTGACCGTCTTGAAATACTTAGTTCCGGTCTTTGTTCCAGCACTCGCGCCTACAGTAGATTCTGTCTGCGCCCTGCCGTCAGAGTCCGTTCCGGTAATCGTGAAGGTGATGCCGGTATCGTTGCCCCCGGATACTAGGGTAATCAGGTGAGCCGCTGCCAGTGTAGCCACGCCGCCAGTAGCAAGCGTTCCACCGATGACGATTGCGCCAGCACCGGGAGATGCCGAAGCACTCACGGAATTGACCGCCGCCGCAGAGGTCGTCAGCTTCAGAGGGCCGTAAGAATTAACATCCATGTTTGTTCTCCAATGGAAGAAGGGGGCTGTTAAGCCCCCGTTCCCTTACCAAGCCGGACGGCCCACCAAGATTTTGATTACCGCGTTCGTGATCGCATCAGCAGCGAATTCAGCAACGTCAGCGTGGACAATGAAATTCACCGTGTTTGCCGAGCCGACTTCTGCACGGATCACAGCACCATCACCGCCTGCATCGAACGAGTCCATATTCAGGCTCATACCAACAACCATGTCGCCAAGAGCGACGCCCGGAACAGTCATGCTGATGGACAACGTGTCGCCAATCGCTACCGCGTCTTGATCGGTAACGGTGGCGGTAACTGCCCACATCTCACTGAATGCCCCGCCGAACTGCTTGTTGCCCTGCTCGACATTTGAAACACTAATCGTATTTGCCATGATGAATCTCCTTTAAGGTATGTGGAGGGAGCCATTACAGCCCCCTCCGATTCATCAAGCAGGCACTATGAGCGCAATGCCGGCATACGACCGGAGCGTCTTGGTGCCATAGATCGTGTCGGCAGTCACCAGCGTACCAAGGTACTCTTGCTTGTACTGACTCTGGGTACGGATACCCATTTGTTCAGCGTGAGCGAAAGCATCCTTGTGCAGCATCAGGCAAGGACGGTACTTGGTGTCAGTGTCGCCGGTGAAGTCGGTAGTGATACCGTAAGCATCCACATACGAAGCAGACAGAGTCGTGCTGGAGAAGTTCACCGCTTGCAGGCTGTCCGTACCCTGAACGTGAATCCACGGGCAGTTGGACGAGGTGAATACTTCCATGCCGTAGACGTTGCCGAGACGACCCGTCTTGATGGTGTCGCCGTTACCGACAAACGCCTGCTCGGTGAATCGAGGGATGCCGCGCAGTACGCGAGCCTCAACCGGGGGGATGATGAAGTTGAGTTCGGACGAATCAACATCGGAATCCTCCAGCGTCTGCATGGCGCGGCGGATACCCGCGTCAGTCAGTGCCGTACCGTTGCCGGGGGTAGCACCGGAGAACGCCGTCGAGCCGTCGCCGCCGATAACACCAGTCTCATACAGATTGGTGTTGGCCGGGGTGGTGTTACCCGATTGCAGGTAGTGGCCCAACAGGTGCAGATCTTGGTCGACCTTCTTGGCGAGCGCGTAACCGGCATCCTGCGTGTAGAACTGACGCATGGACGACAGGGCTTGCATCTCAGCCATGTCTTCGTACAGTTTGCTGTACTCGAACCATTTGTTGATGAGGACATCAACAGAGGTCGCGGTGTCAGCAACCAGGGTCACAACCGTCAGATCAGCCTTGGCAGTAGCAGAGCCACGAGCCGGAACGGGGATGTGCAGGGTGTCGCCCTTCTTGCCCTTGAAGGAAATCTTGGTAACGAGGTTGGCGAGAACAAGTTTGGACTTGTACGCCGCAAGCGTTTCGTCTGACCAAAGTTCAGGAATAAATTTGTCTGCGGTGGTGAGGGTTACGCCCCCAGTAGGATAAGCCATGATGAATCTCCTAGATCAATCGTTAAATTGACCCCACCGAAACTTAACCTACTTGACTCGCTTCTCCGCGTAAGCTGCAAGAATCTCGTCAGACATGGCCTCGTACTTGGCAGGGTTTGTCATTTTCAACCTGATGAGGTCAGCCCTGCGATAGATTTTCCGAGAAGATTCCCCGCTACCTCCGGTATCAACTGCTGCGGCCTGCAATGTCTTGGTACGGGAGGATTTCTCCTCATCACTTACCGTAACTTGCGGTGGCGCTTTAACTGCTCGCAGTTGCTTGAAGGTGCTCAACAACTCGTCTGCTGCATCGACATCGTAGCCTTCAGCTTCCTTGAACAGTTTGACCCGTACCTTGGACTCGCCAACCCATTTCGCAAACTCTGCGTCTTGGACGACTTGCCCGAAATCGGGGTGCAACTGCATCAACTTCTGCTGCGCCTGCGCTCGCATCGCCTGAAGCCCGTATTGCTGTGCTTGCTGGACATGCGGGTTTGTTTCGATCTGCCTGCGAATTGCCTCTTGCGGATTCTCGAAGAAATCAACCTCTTTCGGCTGTTCCTCTTGTTCCTTTGGCTTCAGTTGCGATTTGATTAGCTCATCAGTAAGCCTGCGAAGTTCGCCCGCTTCGTTTGCGTACCGGCCAAGATTTGACTTGTCCTTCTCCGCAATCTCGATAATCTCCTTTACAGTCTTCCCGCGATACCGCTCCGGGAATTCCTGAGAGACAATGCTTTCGGGTTTTACTTCGGTACTTTCCGCGCTCTGGGCCTCGATTTCCGCAGCCACAGTTTCAAGTTCGCCAACATCGCCTTCGATGTCTTGGATTTCAGCCATTTTTCATCCACTCCTAGGTTAGAGCTACGATTTGCACACGTTATATACGACGGTTACTAACTTGTCAAGCGTGGTTACTTACTCACCATGCTGAGCGCGTTTCGCGGCCTTCTGGCGAGCATTTGCTTCCCTGATGGTTGCCCACCTGTCGTGAGCACCTGGAAACGCCCCCGTGATGCCCTCCAGAGCCACTCTGGGCATACCGACGATCTTGTACATCGTCTTTCCGCAGATACATGGGATTTGCGTGGCCTCGATGTACCGCTCGACCACATTCCCGCAATCTGGGCATTTCAAGTCAATCAGTTGTCTCATTCACCAACTCCTCGTAGGCTTTTTCACTGGTTTCCTTCAGGGACAGCAACCACCGCATGATGCTGATCTCTCCACGCCGGAAGTGCAGCGTCTTCTCGTCCTGGACTGACGACAGATCGTTGGTCGCCTGTAGCATGGCATCTACGTCTTCCATGAGGTCATTCCATGCCTTGTCGCCCATCATTGACAGGCGAGCTTCATAGTAGGTCTGGAGTTCAGGGGTCAGGCCCATGTTCCACCATTCCAGTAGTTAAGCGTCTTCGGAACCCACGTTGCACCGTTCCAGTATTTCAGCGTCTTTGTTTCCCATGCCGCACCTGTCCAGTACTTCAGAGCAGCGCCGACAGAAGGCGTCATCACTCCCCAAGCATTGCCCCACGACTCAAGCCATGAGTTTCCCCATGAGGAACTCAAACCGGCCCCCATTCGTTTCCAGACTGTCCTGCTCCGGTAACAGCGTAGTCATTCACCTTAACGATATTGACTGGAAGGATAGCCGACTCAAGCGCGGTCACGATGTTATCCACCGTCACACCTGTATCGGCTGTTGTGCCTTCCATGTGTCCGACAGCGTAGGAGGTGAGCGTTCCGTCGATTCCGAAGTCGGCTGTGACGGTCATGCCACCCAACGCTCCAAGCAGCGCGTCGGTAAAGGAGAACCCAATGTCGCTTGACCCAACACCACTAAGGCTCGCCGTGAGTTCCGGCGTGTTAGTGTCGACACCGAACGTGGCAGGTGCGCCGCCTGGTTGAACGGTGGATACCAACTGACCATCTGGCGTGTTGGTGCTGATGTCGAATGTGGCTGGTGCTGAAGCTGTGACGCCACTCAGCATTGAGCCTGTTGGGTCTAGCGAAAAAACAGCCTCGTTGACTGATGACATACCTCCAGACCGGCGAGCCAATATCCACGCAGTCTGGTTCGTTGCTCCATTCGGAACTGCCGAAAGCTTGCCAAACGCGACAGAGTTGTTGAACCTGCTATCACCAAGGCTATTGGTAGCATAGCCATGCAAGTACGCCAACCCGTTACCGCCCGGATTGAAGCGGTGCGGAGCGTGTAACCAGAAGTGACCGGCTGTGATTAGCATGATGCCCTGATAGCGTCTGCGACTTCCTGCTGCCCTGCGATTTCAGCGATAACAGCATCGTCATTGCGTTGCCGTTCTGCAATCAGGACAGCGAGCGTGTAGGTATTACCCTGCCACGCCGAGAAGTCTGCTACCAACTCAATGAGTTCCTTGTTGGTCATATCAACCCCAAACTACATCGGAAGTCGCAAGGAAGTTGGCGTTAGCGGTAGTGGCTGCGGTATGGTAAGCCATCAACTTGACGCAAGCCCCATCAGGAATCTTCGGCAGGCTAGGCATCATGTTCACGAAGTCCGTCATGCTGTGCATACCGGCAGTCGGGATAGGGATCACGAACAGCGGCTTGACCAGAAGGATTGCCAATCGCCCTGTGCCCGTGTAGGCAGTAGCAGCGAACGTGACCGATTCAATATCCTTGACACCGGTATGACTAGATGCGAGGTTGAGGAACGGAGCAGCGCGAGTCGCAACAGGGCCGGAATGGATTACATGACCTTTAGGGGCAGCAGCAAGCGTCGATGATGCAGTCGTAACCTGACCTGTAGCACCACCCGCACCGGAAGCCGTGTAAGTCACCGTGATGTTGCCGCCACCCGTAGCCGGAGCCGTCTGTGAGACAACCATCAGCCGCAAACCTTCACCGTAGGCATAACGGTCTCCCTTGCCTGCGGAGTTGCTCAACGCAGTCATGGTGACGGTATGGGTTGCGGCAGTGTAGTTGGCAGCAGCAATCGGCACATATCCGACCTGATCTACGGCCATAATGACCCAAGGTGCGCCAGTAGTAACGTTGCAGGATGCACCGAAGTTCAGGAAGTGCTTGGTGTCTGTCGAGACATCACCACCCAAAGGCCAAGAGGATGCCGTGGTGTTATCTGTGGGGTAATACGTCACTGACGTACCCGTATAAGCATCAGCAGTCGGAATACCGGCAAACACGCTCAGATCAGTCCAGTAACCGGCAGTCGGAGCCGTGTCATGGGTTTTCTGAAACACGTTGCAGGTTTGAATCTTGCCCGATGTCATTTCGGACAACAGATCGTCTTGTGATGAGAATCCCATGTCAATTACTCCAAATGTGTTCGATGTAGCCTGTTAAGATAGATGAAGCAATTGACCCACCTTGCCCTCTGCCGATGATTCCGAGAAACGCCCCGTTCTTTATTTCAGGGTAGCCAGCGTTCAAAACTCCGCTTTCAACCATTGCCGCATCACCGTAGGACGCAAACGTTGTCGCATCCCTACGCCTGACTTCCTCGCGCACCCACGTATTGACCAGAGGCTTGACAATCACGATGCAGAACAATCCACCGTTGTTCACGTTCATCGTTACCGACTTGACGCTAGTCACGCCCGTATCACCGGATGCCAGTTCAACGAAAGGCGCTGTTGAGGTAGCGTTACCAATGCAGGACACCAATGCACCGGGAGGTTGAGCCACAGCGCAGTAGATGGTCGGCGTGGTCTTTTCTACACCGTCTTGGTTGTAATAGGTGACCGTGAAGTTTCCGCCGCCCGTAGTAGCAGACTGACTAACTACCATCATCTGCAAGCCCTTGTCGGTGGTGTATCTCGGCAGGGTCTTGATGTTTGTCATCTCCTGCAAGTCACCCGCAGCGTCAGCATCGACAAACGGGTAATAGAGCAGGTAGTCGCACAACATCAAATGCTGGTTCTGGTTAGTGGTGCTAGTTCCAGATGACGCAAGCGACATGGCGCACCATGACTTCAGATACACAGTCTTGTCGGGCAGCGTCGGGATGTACAAGCCCTTGGTCGAATCAAGCGTTTCTGCTGTTGTAGGACTCGCAGCGTAGTAGTTTGCTACAGGCATACCCGGAGCATAGGAGTAGTCGAACCACTGCCCTGTCACAGTTGCAGTCGCCGATATAGCCTTGCGGTACTGGCACAAAGACCAGTTCCCGCCGGTTACATCGCTGACTAGCGTCCTGTAGTTTCTGAACATTTTAGGTAGTCTCTGCAATCTTTGTAGCACATTAGCTTGCTATGTTGCCGATATACTCAGCGCAGCGGCTGCGAACTGCGGCTGGATGCCGTTCGACACGTTCAGCGTACCGGACAGAGCGCCAGATATACACATATTGATGGCAGTCGAACGAGCGGGGCCAGTATCGACAACAGCGAAGTGCGTAATCGCAGCCGTTGATCCGGTGCAGGCATTAAACTGGATCAGCGCAGCATTGGTGAAGGGGTTGCCAGCACCCGTCCATGCCGTCGCCTTGGTCAGCGGTGCGCGAGCATAGTTCGTGTAGTTCGCCTCGTTGGTCAGATCGCCGGTTTCGCCGGGGTCTGCCGTGAAGAGCGCAAGATACTGCGTAGCGCCCGAACGGTAGGAGGGGTCAGTGCCTTGCAGGAATGCCGCAAGAGCAGCGATTTCGGTGGTGTTGTCCATGCTCATAATTTGCTCCTTACGAAATATCAAGCCACAAGTCATTGACCTGCGGGGTAGTTGGTGCAACTGCTGAAACAGTGATCTGATCCCGTGCTACTTGTGTGCTAAGTATCTGCTGAATCTTACCTTTATCAACGCTAGGCAACTCACCCGCATCAACAATCTTTCCGTCAGACAACTTCAATACTAGGTGGTCATCAGCCGCAATCTCTGCATCAACAACCGATACTCCTTGCTTTCCCTGCTTGCCTACTGCGTCCTTACCATCTTTTCCGTCCTTGCCATCGCGCCCCATCCCATCCTTGCCTGGATCGCCCTTGTCGCCCTTGAGTCCTCGCGGGCCGATCTTTCCCGGTTCGCCATCGCGTCCATCCTTCAGAGGAATCAGCGTCTTGATTTCATGCGTATCAACCCTATCAATCAGTCGTTCCAGCGCCTTACCTACCGTCACCGTGACAGCAGTAAGTTTAGCCTCAGTGCTTACATCAGGCTTCAGTAGATCAACCAACCGCTGAAACATCTTTGCTCCTATGCTGCTTTAACCCTATCGCCTAAATTGCTCCAAATACCCAACAAGACTGAGCAACACATCAACATTGTCATCAACCATTCCGAGTGCAGTATTGCAATGTTGGCATAACAACGCCCTTATTTCTCCTGTTGCGTGATCGTGATCTACAAATAGCCTACCTCTCTGCGTATCACTTGAATGCTTTCCACAGGCAGCACAGCAATAATTTTGATGCTCTGCCATTCTGTCATATTCTTCAAGTGGCATTCCATAACAATACTGCAAATGCTTTCTCTTAAAGTAATCTGGATTCTTCGTCTTGAAACTCTTCGAGTATTCCTTCCTGTGTTCGACGTTATTTGCGTCCCATTCAGCCTTTTTCGCTTTCCTGTATTCAGGATTTGCTTCTCTCCATAACGCAGCATACATCGCCACTTTTTCTTTGTTTCTCTTTTTCCACTCTCTAGACGCTTGAAGTTGCTTGGCGTATTTTTCTTCGTGAGATTTTTTCATTGCATCGTTCTTAACGCAGACTCAATGTAATCACTGTCATTTTTTTTATCAGACAACTTAGCTTTAACCTGCATTTCTGCGATTCTTTCATTTGATTCAATATCTTTTTCTTTTATAAGAATCTCGGCAATACGCGCCCTACGTTCAAAGTCGTCACCTTCGTTCTGGTCATCCAAATTGTTGCTCAGGGCCGCGATCATCTTCGCCTTCATTTCTTCTGGGGCGAGTTGCGCTTCAACAGTCGTCTTTTGCGCTTCCGCCTGCAACTTCTGGACTTCAGCCTGTTTCTTCGCCATCTCAAGTTGCACACCCTGCTGTTGCATCTGCTGCTGTTCAGGGTTCGGCTGCGACATCTTCGCCATCTGCTCCAGCATCTGTTCGCGGTTGCTCAGAGACGAGTTCTTCACGATGCCCTGCATCAGTATCGGGGTCAGAGGGCTGTTCGCGCCGAGCGTCTGGATCAGGAATGCCAACTGTTTCTGCTCGTATTCACGCGCAATTATCCCCAGTGTCGCCGTCGGAATGAATTTCACGTCAGCACTCGGATACCGTTCAGGCGCGAACTGCATGTACCTCCAAGACGCCTTGTAGATGAACGGAATCAGGAAGTCCTCTTGGAAATTCACCAGAGTACGCTTGTACTTCTTAATCATGGTGGCAGTCGCCATGTCCATCGACTGACCATCCCGTGCTACCGCGCTCACCGTACCATTCGAGTCAATCGTACCCGTCGCCATCAGCAACATGCGCTCGAATTCCTTGCTGGTCGTCATTGCTGCACCGTCATTCGTCCCGAAATGGAACGGGAAGATGATTTCGTTCGGTGCACCGTTGGTCAGGAACGCTTTTCCTGGCTTCACTTCGAACTTAGCGCCTCTAGGAAGTCTGGTAGCGTCAATCGCCACCATCGGAGCGACTGTCAGGGCCAGTGCGTCCATGTGCGAGCGCATACTTCCGTCAATCGCGCTCTGCATGTTGCTTGCCTTCTCCACCGTCCCCCGACCAAGCAGGCGGTTCGGTACAGTATCGTCCTGATAGCTGATAACAGGTCTGTCCTGCATCATGTAGGGCGATTCTTCGGCTTTCAGGAGCAATGAACCGTTTGCAATCACGACAATAGCCTCAACCATGTCGGAATAGTCCTCGATGGCGTTGGAAACGCCCAAATCAACGACTTCTTCGCCTTCTACCGTCAGGTATTCACGCGGGACTAGGCCGTAGTAGGTGAGGATTTTTACCTTGTCATCCTCGAAATTCCGCTTTTCCGTGGTGCTTTCGAGTGAATCATCCTCGTACAGCGTCCCAATATCGACATTTAGGTACTTGCCGTCAGCAATCCCTTTCGCAATCTTGTGGATTGACAGGTATCGCTCGATGGCAACACCCATGCAGTCGTTGATTTCAGTGCCATTCGGGTCAAACAGGAAGTTCTTGGGGCTTACCGGGATGAGTTTGACGCATACCCTGTCTTTTTCCCCCACCCCGTAGGCCATCTGCTGATTGTCGACAGGAACCTGCATGGGCTTGTACTGCTTTTCGGTAGATACAGTGATTTCACCGATACCCGTACCGTAAATCTGCCCCAGCAGCACGATCTGGTCGATACTCTTGCGTATTTTGTCCTGCGCGAAGTCCTCGTACAGTTTCGCCTTCATCTGCTCGACGTCGACGCTGCCGGTTTTGTCCTCCAGATCATCCTTGATGTCGAAGAACTCGCCCTGGCCGAAGATTGCCTCCATCACCTCGGCGTGGCGCGTCTCTACAGCCTGTTGTGTTGCCGGGGAAATGACTCTGGAACGCTCGGACTGGCGCATCTTGTCGCTGTTGTCCCAAACCCCACGGAATGTGCGCTCGTAACGCTCCCAATCCTCTGAGAAGTTTCCGTCGCGGTAGTCCCGCCATTTATCTGTATGTGCTACAATAAACGCCAGTAACTCTTTTTCTGCTTCGCTTGGTTCATGGAATACAGGCTCTTTCTCCAGTGGTTCTGGATCAATTACCTGCCCGGTGTTGGAATACCCTATTTCATTATCCATATCTACCTCGTTGTATCGGGGAACAACGGGGGTTCCCAAGTGGTGTCGCGTAGACCTAAATCATACTCTCCCTGCTTCCACGGAACCTTACCTGTTGGAATGCCGTTGCGTTCAAGGATGCGGATCATTTCGGGATCGAAGGCGACGAAGTTGCTTGAGCCTTGACCGGCAGAGCGTGAGCCGCCGTCTAGGTAGCGGATACCGGGGATGCCTTGTGCTTTGAGCATTTCCTCGCCCCGCCCCGGATACAACCTGTTCAGATCATCAAGAATCTGCTTGCCTGTCTTGGTTGCGTGGATTGGATTAATGTACTGCCTCTCGCCCATCGCGCCGGTAACGTAACCACCCTTTATGTCGGCGTTGAACAGCGCACGTCGCGCCTGTTCCGACTGCTGACTCAGCGGCTTATCCCAATCCAGAAAGCGGGCTACTGCTTCGTCGGGGATGTCGGTTTTGTAGAGGTTGCCTGCACTTGATTTTGTAATCGAATCTGGATTTAGCGATTCCAATTCTTTCAAAATTGGCGGCAATAATTCATTGTCTGGTTTTCTTGCTATTGCGTCCTTGGCGTTTTGTATAGCTTTCGGCAAGTCGGCGTTTTCCGCAAGTAGGTAAGTCCGCGCGCCCGAGGATATGGTTTTATTCCCTACAAGCGGCTTACCGTCAATGCGCGAAAACTGACTAAGGTTCTTTTGGTACTCTGTGGCAACCCCTGGACTCTCAGCCAAATACAGACCATGCCCATAAGCCTGTGCGCCTTCACCTGTTCCAATCTTGTCTAGCGAGAACTTGTCGAACTTGTGCGGGGAGCCGTGGTAGGCGATGTGTCCAACTCCACCGCCAAGGAAATTCGCCGGATCATCCGGCAACTCACGAACCGTCTGCGCCGTATTGTATGCAGTCTTCTGCAACGCATTGTACGGATCGTTCCACAGGTCGGAGACATTGCGTCCCGCGACCCGTCGCTTGTTATCCATCCAAGCCAGAACATCCTCAAACATACCCATGCGCTACCCCTGAACTGATTACTTCGTAATCGGACGACCAGACTCTCACTGGCATCTCCCGTTTTGCACGGAGCTTTAGTTAAGCTACGCCCTAGCCCATCAGGTTTAGCAAGCGGCTAACTCACATCCCTAATGTTGTAACCGTCTTATACTAGAACCCGCACGTTACGTCAAGAACCTCGTATTCCTCAACCGCGTCGTTAGGGTCGCCATAAATCGTGTCATGGAGATGCGCGATTAGGGAAAGCGCGTCGGCCCCGTCATCGTGAACCTTCTGCGAAGGGAACATTAGCAGTTGATCCTTCA